ATCGACACAGAAACCTACTCCTGCTCCCAAGCCACACTTGGCACAGGCCACAGGTGTTAATACTAAGTCTGTGACTAACTAAGGTATCCCGGTAAATGGCTCTTTACCTCCGTGAAAATCTTACTTTCGACGCTGCTCGCATTATTGTAGAAGGCAGCGACGAAGGTAAGGATCTTTACATGAAAGGCATTTGCATCCAAGGCGGTGTCAAAAATGCCAATGAGCGAGTCTACCCTGTAAATGAAATTGAGAAAGCAGTGGCAACACTGAACGAACAAATTACAGGCGGCTACTCTGTGTTAGGAGAAGTTGATCACCCGGATGATCTTAAAGTAAACCTGGATCGTGTAAGCCATATGATCATACAAATGTGGATGGATGGCCCCAACGGTTTTGGCAAATTAAAAATACTTCCCACGCCAATGGGTAATTTGGTACGCACCATGTTAGAAAGTGGTGTTAAATTAGGAGTTTCTAGCCGAGGTAGCGGAAACGTTAACGAAGCGAACGGACATGTCAGTGACTTTGAAATAGTCACTGTTGATGTGGTTGCCCAACCCAGTGCGCCAGGCGCATATCCCAAAGCAATTTACGAAGGCTTGATGAACATGAAAAATGGTCATCGAGTACTTGAAATGGCAAGAGGTGCTGGGTCGGATAACAAAGTACAGAGATATTTGAAAGAGGAAGTAAAACGCCTCATCAAAGATCTCAAAATCTAGGAGAAATAGATGTTTGATGCTATTAAGCCACTACTAGATAGCGGACTCATAAACGAGGAAGTTGGTCGAGATCTCAACGAAGCTTGGGAATCACGACTGACAGAAGCTCGCGAACAGTTACGTGCAGAACTCCGCGAAGAGTTTGCACAACGCTATGAGCATGATAAAACAGTAATGGTGGAAGCCCTAGATCGCATGGTAACAGAAGGTCTTAAAGCAGAGATCGAATCAGTGGTAGCTGAAAAGCAATCACTGGCAGAAGATCGCGTTCAATTCCGCCGCAAAATGACAGAAAGCAGTACAAAGTTTAACGACTTTATGGTTTCTAAATTAGCGGAAGAAATTGGCGAACTGCGTCAAGATCGCAAAATGCACTCAGAAGGTTTTAAGAAATTAGAAACTTTCATTGTGGGTGCGCTGGCTGAAGAGATTATGGAATTCGCACGAGACAAGCGTGATGTTGTTGAAACAAAAGTTCGTCTAGTTCGTGAAGCCCGTGGTCAACTTGAAAAGCTAAAAGCACGTTTCGTAAAAGAAAGTGCTGACAAGCTGGGTAAGTCAGTTGCCAAGCATCTAAAGGCAGAAATGAATCAACTGCACGAAGACATTAAAGTTGCTCGCGAGAACAACTTTGGTCGTAAGATTTTTGAAGCATACGCCTCAGAGTTTGGATCAACATATCTCAACGAGAATGCAGAAATCCGTAAGCTAAGTGGAATGATTGCTAGAAAAAATCAGCAGCTTGAGGAAGCCACAAAAATCGTCGAAGCAAAGAATCGCATCGTCGAAACCAAAGAGAAAGAGATTCGCATAATCAAAGAATCCAACCTGCGTCAAAGCACAATGGAAGAATTGCTGAGTCCTCTAAATGAGGAAAAGCGTGAAGTTATGCAAAATCTGTTAGAAAGCGTTCAAACAAGTCGTTTGAAAGGCGCTTTTGAGAAGTATCTACCAGCAGTACTAAATGATGCACAACCCCGGACACGTAAAATGGTCTCAGAGAGTGTTCGTTCAGTAACTGGTGATAAAACCGTCAAGGCCGCAGAAGAAGAAGACCGTTCCAACGTGATCGACATCAAGCGCCTGGCAGGTCTTTAATTAAAGGAGACTTAAATGTCACAAGCACTATTAGAAGGCCGTTGGGACGAAACCAAAGAAGCCCTTATGGAAGGTCTGAAAGGCAGTCGCCGCAACACTATGAGCGTGATCTTAGAAAACACTCGTAGATATTTGAAAGAAAACGCAAGTGCAGGTTCAACTGTGTCAGGTAATATTGCCACATTGAATCGTGTAATTCTGCCAGTAATTCGACGTGTTATGCCAACAGTTATCGCTAACGAGTTGGTGGGTGTTCAGCCAATGACAGGTCCAGTTGGACAGATTCACACTCTGCGTGTACGTTATGCCAGCACAATGACAGACCAAACAGCAGCAGCAACCTCAGTTGTAGCTGGTGAAGAAGCACTGTCACCATTCAAGATCGCTGTTGCTTACTCAGCAGGCGCTCGTGGTGCTGATAACGCTGCAACAACACAAACTGCTGCACAAGGTTATTCTGGTGCACAGACAGCAACACTTGAAGGTAACGGCGGACGTCAAATCTCTGTACAAATCTTGAAGCAAGCTGTTGAAGCCAAGACACGTAAGCTACAAGCTCGTTGGACTTTTGAAGCAGCTCAAGACGCACAAGCAATGCATGGTATCGACGTAGAAGCCGAAATCATGGCAGCTTTGGCTCAAGAAATTACAGCTGAAATTGACCAGGAAATCCTATTGAGCCTACGCTCATTGGCTACAACTGAGTTTACATACAACCAAGCTACTGTTAGTGGTACTGCTACATTCGTTGGTGACGAACACGCTGCTTTAGCTGTTCTAATCAACCGTGTTGCTAACTTGATCGCCCAACGTACACGTCGTGGCGCAGGTAACTGGGCTGTTGTTTCCCCAGCTTCATTGACTGTTCTTCAGTCAGCAACAACATCAGCATTTGCACGTACCACAGAAGGTACATTCGAAGCACCTACAAACACTAAGTTTGTTGGTACATTGAACGGTGCAATGCGTGTGTTTGTAGACAGCTACGCAAGTGATTCGACACCTGTTCTAGTTGGTTATAAGGGTTCGAGCGAAGCTGATGCAGCAGCGTTCTATTGCCCATATATTCCTCTAATGAGCAGCGGTGTTGTTCTTGATCCGTCAACATTTGAACCAGTCGTGTCATTTATGACTCGTTACGGATATATAGAACTCACTAATACTGCATCGTCTTTCGGTAACGCCGGAGATTATGTAGGGGAAATTGCTGTGAGCAATCTAAGTTTTTCTTAATAAGAAAATCTTATCCAAGAGTATCAAAAAACCCACTTCGGTGGGTTTTTTGTTGACTTTTTTCTGTAAAAATGTTATTGTTATTAGGTGAAATCGCACTCTCAAACTAAATAACAATATGAAACCATACACCTATCTAATCAAACATCGTCCCACTGGACAAGTATATTACGGAGTACGCTCTGCTAACAAAGTAGAACCATACGAAGACCTCTGGAACAAGTACTATACCAGCAGTCCTAAAGTGCAACGACTTATTGAAGAAACTGGCAAAGACAGCTTCGATGTAGAAGTACGTCGAGTATTTGAAACCAAAGAACAAGCAGTAGCCTGGGAGACTAAAGTCCTACGTCGTTGTAAAGTGCTACACGATGCCCGTTGGCTCAATCAAAATGTAGCAGGATACATTATCCCAACGGCAGAATCTAATAAGAAGATTAGCGACTTCCACAAAGGTAAACCTAAAAGCGAGCTACAAAAAGAAAAAATTAGAGAAAGCAATATAGGAAAAAATAAAGGAAAAATAGCAACAGCGGAACACCGTAGAAAAAATTCTGATGCACATAAAGGTAGTAAGAACGGTAGATACGGAAAAGAAGTCTCGGAGGAAACTCGGCAAAGAATTAGCGACGCTAAAAAAGGGAAACAAGTAGCCCATAACAAAGGAGTTCCAATGACACAAGAACAAAAACAAAAACTACGTGATAAAATGCTGGGACGCAAAGTAGATCCAGAAGTGATTGCACGTAGAGTTAAATCTCAAACAGGTAAAATAAGAACCCCTGAGCAAAGAGAACGCATAGCAGAAGGTATTCGCAAACACCACGCAACTAAAAAGTTGGCTAAATAAACAAACCGAACCAAGGATTCCGCAATGTCAATCAAACCTGTATTAGTACCCGACCACACCGCAAACGACTTACGTCGGCTGATGGACCACTTTGCAGAAGCTTCAACAGGCCCAACTAAACGACAATTAAACGAAAGCCGTGCTGCTGTAGCTGCTGCTCAAGGTGTCACTGAAGCAGCAAAGTGGAGAACTCATCCAGACGCACACGATCATGACACAGACGGTTCGCCCGTGCCAAAAGGTGGTATAAAGAGCGATCCTTTAGCAACTCGCCAAGGCGTATCACGAACTCAAAGTGAAAAGGATCCAAAATCATTGTCTGGGAAGTTTGGCGACAAATATGCTAAAAAACATGGTGTGCCCACTAAACAATTAATGAAAAATATTCCGTTGGATGATATTGACGAACAAGGTGTGTCAGAAGGTCCTGAAAAGGAATATCATGTAATTAACCACAAAGGAACTCCAACAGTAGTATCTCCAAATGGTAAAATGAATAAAAACTTTTCCAGCACATACGATGCACAGCAGTTCGCCAAGAAAAAGAATGCCGAAATAGACAAGAAGAAACGTGTGTCAGAAAATCTAAATGAATTTTTAGCACCAGATGGTTCAAATTACGGAGGAGGTGGCGGCGGTGACGAACCCAGACAGTTCCGTGTAATAATCACCTTGTATGATGATTCATCTGCAGAAGATGAAACAGCCGAACGTAAAATTGGTATCACTGTCACAGCCACCAGTGAAAAAGCTGCTTGTGATTTAGCCACAACAATGCTATTAAAAAGTCCTCGATACGACGGTTCAAGAATTACCAATGTAACTGCCAGACCTGTGCTGGACGAACAGACCATGAGTCGTGCTGCCAAAGGATATGAAAAATACGGTCGGGCCGGAATGGCAGCATTAGCTAAGGCTGGACGTGAAGGTCGTGCCTTAGATCCTGTTAGAGATCGCTACGACCGCTACGATGAGGCAGTAGCAGAAGGTTCAGCCGGTGCAGAGCTCAAGGCCATTGACGGTGATTATTATGAAGACAGCACTGACTTTTTCAGCATGTTTGATCAAGATCATTTTGATCGCGAAGAAGAAAGTGAGGACGGAATGGAAATTCGCGGCTACATTGATGATGTATGTGTAATGGTTTTCAAATTCTCCACACCTGACCGGATGGGTGGCTGGGGCAATTACGATGATTCAGCCTTGGTGGCGGAAGGTCATGATCACGGGCCTGATCACACGCACAGTCATGATCACGAAGAAGAACACGATGAAGTATGTCCCGAATGTGATGGTGCAGGTTGCCCCGAGTGCTACGGTGAAGAAGATCGAGATCGTGCATATGATCGTGCTCGCGGTATGGAACGTGAAAGTGTTGGTATGATGGAAGAAGATTCTGCTGTCAAGTACGGCGTTTTTGCCAAGGGTGGCAGCGTGGGTAGTCAGCGATTCCGAGACGATCCGCTGAAAACTTTTGACACTCGAGAAGAAGCTACGGCAGATGCTCGCCGTCGCAGATCTGGCTTGTCCAAAGGTGAACGTGGCTACTACCGTATGGGTTATGTTGTCAAGCCCATCAAAGGTGAAGTTGATGAAGGCATGATTGATAATATTAAAAATACAGTTCGTGCCGCAAATTATGATCGTTTAGCACGGCGTTCAAATAGTCAAGCTGTAGCTGGTGGCGGCTTTGCTCCCCCTGCACAATTTAAATCACTTTCAGCTAAAGGCGATCAAAGAGCACAAAAAGCTCAAGACATTCGTAAAGGTTCAGCCGAACAAGTGGATGAAATAGACATGGGTCTTGTAGGTGATGCAATGGCTGGTGCTGCCGCAGGTCTTGGTTCTGTTGGATTAGGCAGTTACATTGGTCACAAAATTGGAAATAAAATTGGACAAAAATTCATAGACCGTAGCAACAGAAAAAAAGCTGAAGCCGGGAGAAAACCAGCTGAAGCCGGAAGTGAAAAGATGAAAGCAATCGAAAAAGCCAGAGCTGATCGAATTGCTGCCAATAAAGCATATAGAGATCATGAAAACTTACATGGTTACGAATTAGCACAAGATCATCCTGAATATCAAAATAGAGTCAATTTAGGAAACAAAAAGTTTCGCAATATGGACGTACCTTCTGCATTTGATGAAGAACAGCAGGTAGATGAAAAGTCCGAAGCTATCAGACATGGCAATAACAGTCGCAGCATATATCATGTTGATGAAGGTGTAGATCCTATCGAACAACTTCGTGCAGATATCAAACGTTTTGCACAGTAAGAAAAAAGCCCCGCAAGGGGCTTTTTGTTCCTTATAAATAAACAATGCCTACATTCGTCACTCCCTACTCTGGTTCTGCGGAACTAACTGCCAATACCGGACTCACTGTGATCTCGCCTGGTCTTTGGAGATACAGTCAAGCTGGCTACAACGACGGAGCCACTTTTGGCCTTAGTCTGGGTCATCCCAGTCCCTTGAGCGGTGAGCTACTGCATCTACGAGCCGAGGACTGGACTATTGCAGTGATTGGTAATGAACTAACCAGTTACACAGATCCTGCTACCAGCACCACTTACGGCCCAGAACTGTGCAGAATTTTAGTTACAGGCGCATGGTCGGTAATCAGGCAACAGAACAGCAACAGTTACAACAGTTTCAATATCACTTATGTGGCAACTACTGTGACAGATTCAGGCGATCGTGACATGAATCCCAGCCTGTTGAATTATACCAGTCCACAGGCCACTTATGTTATACAAGGATCTGGCGTGGCAGGTGGTGCTCAAGATACTTTTAGCAATCATGTATGGGAATTTCGTGCCACAGAATCTGCTGCCAGCACCAACAGTAATCGAGAATTTCAAAGCAATACTATCACTCGTCCAGTCTGGGCCTACACTTATTCAAAGTCGTGGCAAACTGCTGCTTGATTTAACGGCAAGTATATACTAACTCAAAATAGACTAAATAAAAGATACAACGCAATGGTTGCGTTTTATGCGGCTCCCACCGCGTAGGCCTAGAACGCCTAACTCTTAAAGGAAAAAAAATGGGTCGTCCACTAAAAATTAAAAAATCCACAACTTCTGACATTGGTTTCAATGCTTGGAATACACTGACTAATCCAGTCTATCCTGCTACATTTAACGCTACTCAGTACGCTGGTGTAGTCGGCGGTGAAGGCAATGGCGGTGGTGTTGCTACAGCAGCTTACCCTGTTGTTAAATGCAGAGTTTTCATTGCTGGTCAAAGCGAAGAAGACGGTTGGATTGTTCGCCAGAAAGGCACAAGAAAGTATCTAGTTGAAGGTGCTAGTTCAGGTGTTCAAGGTGTTTGCATTTTAGCCAACGAAGCACAAGGTGCGCTAACATCCGGCAACATGAACATCAGCTATTCTCTTGATGCAGACAGTTCAGAAGTGTTGATCAGCAAGCTGACCAACAAGTATGCATATGACTTCACAGGTGGTGAAGTTGGCGGATCTACTGATGGCGGTTGGGCATACTCTAAAGTAACACAGAACGTTCGTTATGCAGCTAACTTCTTCACAGACGAAGGTACAGAAATCAAGTCTGGAACTACAGGACAAAACAATACTGCTACACAGCAGAACTTGTTGAACTTGGTAATTGTAGAAAATTACACTTCGTAATTTTTGTTGTACCCTGATCCTCTCAGCTACATACTGGGAGGATTTTTTATGACCGCTTTTGTATTAGGTAATGGCGTTAGCCGCAGCAGCATTGATGTTGATCAATTGTTAAAATTGGGCATGGTTTACGGCTGTAATGGCCTGTACCGTACAAATACTCCCACAGTTTTGGTATCAACTGATCGTCCCATCAGCACAGCAATACAGGAATCTGGCTACAGTAACAAAAACAGATTCTATACACGCAGACCTGTTCCGGGATCAGGTGCTCAAATGGTGCCGCAAAAATACCGCGGTTTTAGCAGCGGTCCCATTGCTGTCAGTATTGCTTGTGAAGACCTAAATCGTAGGATTTATCTTTTGGGATTTGATATGGGCCCAACAGTGGTGGGAAAGTTCAACAATGTCTATGCTGGAACAGAGTTTTACAAGCCTGCGGATGCCAATCCCACATTTACTGGCAATTGGATTCGTCAGTTATCTACTGTGATTCGGGACTTTCCTTCGGTGGAATTTGTGCGTGTCGCAGGTGATACCACTGCTGATATCCCAGATTTCCATGCTTTGGTAAATCTCAAAAATATGCCGATAGCAGACTTTGTAGCTCGAATAAATACATCAAAGGATCTATAGACATGGCTACCCATAAACGAGTAGACGGCACCTACTACATCGAAACTATCAACAACATTGACAATGTGGAAATCACTACCCACACCGTTAAAGTTTTTGGTAACCTTGACGTACAAGGTAACATCACTTATATTGATACAACTGAACTGGACATTACAGATCCGTTTATCACCTTGGCCGCCAACAACACCGGTGCCTATTCAAACGTGGGTATTCTAGCACAAAAATCATCAAGTCCTAATACCTATGCTAGTCTTAGATGGAACACCAACAGCGGCACTTGGCAAATATCTGCTGACAACAGCTCTTTTGCCAACATTGTGACAGGAACAGGCACAACACCTCCAGGCGGAGCCAACACCAACATACAGTTTAACGACGGCGGCGTTTTTGGTGGCAATGTCAATTACAAATTTGATGTGGCCAATGCCAAAGTTACCTTGCAAGGGCACCAAGTATTTGGAAACATAGCAACAGCACCTGCGGCAGTGGCCAACTCAGTAGCTGTGTATCACAACGCTGAAGGATCGGGCGGAACTGGACTTTATGTCAAGAGCCCGTCAGTTGAAGACGAATTAGTTAGCAAAAGCAAAGCCATTGTCTTTGCCATTATATTTTAAGGATTACACATGTCAATTTCAGTAGGTAACGTAACTACCGCAGCATCAAACGTTTATGTCAGCACAGGTGCCACAGCCATTACTTTTATGAGCCTGTGTAACTACACTGCTGGCAATGTTACAGCAAACGTGTATGTTGTGCCCAGTGGCGGCTCAGCCGGCAATGCCAACATTATTTTGGCCAGTATTGAGCTTACAGCGTTGGACACATATCAACTGTATGCCGGTGGCGAAAAGCTCCTGCTTGATTCGGGTGATGTTGTTCAAGTCAATGCCAATGTAAACAACTCAATAACCACAGTGGTCAGCTACACTTCAATCTAATGGGCTACTACGTAAAAAATCGCACAATACCTTCGGGTAGTTCTGGTGTGCGCTTGCCAACCGGAACATCGGCCAATCGTCCGGCTAATCCAGCGTTTGGACTCATGCGATTCAATACAGAAACAGGTTTTATTGAATATTTTAACGGCATAGAATTTATCAGTGTATCTGCTGGTGGTAACGTAAATTACATAGTGGATTCGTTTACTGGTGACGGTTCAACCACGGTGTTTACTATGAGCGAACAAGAAGCCACTGCCAGCCAAATTATTGTTTTTGTGGGATCAATCTATCAAGACTCCACCACCGCTTACACAGTCAACGGCGGTTTTGACATTACAT